CGAGATCATAGCCGGTGACTGGAGTTCAGACGTGTGCTCTTCCGATCTCTAATCTGTCCCTGTTTCTGAAAAAGAACAAGAGAGTTCGCGCCAATGCGTTTTATCCGGCCACGAAGTCCCTTCTGGACAAGAACGTCGAACCCGTGAAGTGGGAAATTCGCCCGCTGACCACGGCAGAGGATGAAGCGATTCGTGAGGAATGCACGATAGATGTTCCCATTCCGGGCAAGCGTGGTCAGTTCCGCACGAAGATTGACGTGAACGCCTACCTGAACAAGCAGATGTGCGCGGCAATCGTGTTCCCTGATCTGGACAATGCAGAACTGCAAGATTCCTATGAGGTCAAGACCCCCGAAGATCTGTTGAAGGCGCTGGTTGATGACCCGTCCGAATACGCTGACCTTCGCAGCTTTATTCAGGAACTTTCCGGGTTTGACGCTGACCTGACCGAAGAGGTTGAGGAAGCAAAAAACTGATAGACGGCGGGGACGCTGAATCGAATTATGCTTACTACTGTTTGCACAAATTCCACATGCGCCCCGCCGAATGGTTATCCCTTGACCGTCAGGAAAAAGCGTTCATCATTGCCTGTATTGACACAAAGATTGCCCAAGAAGATAAAGCCTTGAAAAAGGCGAAACAGAAAGGACGGTGAGAATTTGGCAACTATCAGTTCGACCCTGACCTTGGTTGACAACATGACAAGCAAGTTGAATTCCATCAGGGATGCCGTTGACGAAGTTCAAAGTTCGTTGAACAATATCAGCGGTGAACAGGGAAATCTTGACAAATTTTCATGGTCAACTTTTCTGACCAATGCTGATAAAGCGGGAAAGAAAATGGAAGAAATCGGCAAGAAGATGTCGCTTGCCTTTACTGGCCCGCTGGTTCTTTTGGGCAAAAAGATGTATGGCAATGCCATTGATTATGAATCGGCCTTTGCCGGGGTCAAAAAGACCACGGACGCAACCGAAGAAGAATATGCGGCCTTGTATTCCGGCCTTTTGGAAATGTCCGAACAAACCCCCACGGGGTTTGTTGAAGGCGCTGGAATCATGGAAATGGCGGGTCAGTTGGGTGTTGCAAAGGAACAACTGTTGGGGTTCACTGAAGCCTATATCGGTTTGCAGGAATCCACCAACATTCAGGGTGAAGAAGGCGCGGCTGATCTGGCCCGGTTCCTGAACGTGACCGAAAAGACCACGGCGAATGTTGACCGTGTGGGCGGCGTTATCGTTGGCCTTGGCAATAACTTTGCCACAACTGAAGCGGAAATTCTGTCAATGGCAACCCGAATGGGCGCAACGGCTGATCTGGCCGGATTCAGCGCCCCGGAAATCCTTGCCTTTTCTGCCGCCCTTTCTTCGGTGGGTATCAATGCCGAAGCGGGCGGTTCTGCCGCTGGAAAGCTGATGAAACAAATGCAGCTTGCGGCAGAAGTGGGCGGTCAGGCGCAGGAAAGACTTGCGGCGGCTGGTTATGAGTATTCCAGCGGCCTTGATTTTTCCAATGCCCTTGCCGCCATGAAAAAGGAAGATTTGGTGGGCATTGCTGATGATCTGGGCATTACCACCGATGCGGTGAATGAACTTGCGTCAAGCTGGTTGGCCCTTGATCAGTTTTCGGAAGTCATGGGTCTTGATCAGGCCGGGTTTATGAAATCGTGGGATGAAGGCGCGGCAACGTCCATGTTGCGGTTCTTCCAAGGTCTGGGTAATCTTGACCCCGATTCGGGAAATTCTGTTCTGGCGCAGCTTGCCGAAATGGATTTGACCGAAATTCGACTTTCCAATCTGGTTGCGGCCATGTCCGGCAACAGCGCATTGTTCGAAGCGGCCCTTGAAGAAGCCTATCGTCAATACAACCTTGACCCGGCTACAAACGCAATGGCTGAAGAGGTCGCCAAACGCTATGCCACACAGGAAAGTCAAAATGAAATGCTGGGCAACAAACTGAATAACACAATGGCCGATTTCGGTCAGAATTTGGTTGAAGCCCTGCAACCCGCCCTTGACATAGTGAATCAAATTCTGGAAGCGTTCAATTCCCTGTCTGAATCTGATCAGACGGCGATTGTAAAAGCGTTGGGCGCAATCGCGCTGATTGGCCCCGGCTTGACGGTTGCCGGAAAAGCCATTGAAATGATCAGCAAAATCGGACAGCTTGCCGGAAAAGCGGGCAAGATTGGGGAAGTATTTTCGAAGATCGGAACCTTCCTGACCACAACCCCCGCTGGCCCTGCCCTGCTGATTGCGGGCGCAATCGCGGGAATTGCGGCGGCGATTGAATCCATTCCCACGGACGCAGAACAGATTTGGGAAAGCCTGAAGGATATTCAAATCACGGTTGATCAAGATTCCGTGAATGAAACCCTTGCGGCGATTCAGAAGGTTAAAGAAGCGGCTGATCAACTGAAGAATCCTGAAATATCCGCTGAATATGAAAATACATCGGCGGCGGTTGCGCTGGGTTATGGTACAAATACCATGTATGGTTCCGCGCTGGCCTATGAAGCGAACAAGGCGAACGCTGACATTGACGCAACGATTGCTGACTATTCCGGCAAATTGCGCGAACTTGAAAGCAAAATCGCCAATGCCACAACCGATGCCGAACGTTCTGAATACTTCGGTCAGTATCAGGTCATGGAAGCAGCTATGAATGAAGAGGTTGCAACCAAACGGGCCTTGTATGCTGAAAAGGTTTCTGAACTGTTCAACGGCATGGCGGCACAATACCCCGAAGCGAAGGCCGCTATGGAAAAGGCAAGTGAACAATATGATTTGCTTGCCGGAATGGAATTCCTGAATAACTTTGACCCCTTTGACGGATGGGACGTTTACGGGCGTGAAGCGTGGGAAAAGATGAACATGGAAGAACAAATTGCCGCTGAAAACGCCTATAACGCGCCTTATCGGGAAATGCAACAACAGGTTCTTCGTGGCCTGATTGATCAGGGTTATTTGGATAAAACCTATGAACAGGCCCTTTCTGAATTGGCCGGTGGTACGCCTTGGTTGACCATGATCAACGGCCTTGAAAAACAGGTCATGGACGATTTGACCGGGAACGTTCAGACGATTTCTGATAACCCCGTTCTTGCCGGGTTCCTGCAATCCATCATTTCAGACGAATCGGTTCTTCAGAACCTTGATTTCACGGCGTTGAACGGCGCATTTGACGGAATCGTTGAAGCGCTGGATTTCAAAAACGCCTTTGATCAGGCGGCAGCGAACGGCAACGTCAATGAATTCGGGTCATATCTGGTTCAAGGTTTGGCTGACGGCGTGACGGCTAACGCTGACCTGATTGAACCCCCGTTCAGCACGGTTGCGGCCAATGCCCTTGCCGCCCTGAAAGCGGCCTTCGGCATTTCGTCCCCGTCAACGGTGATGATGGCGCAGGGCGTTTTCATCCCGCAAGGTCTGGCCCTTGGTATTACCAACGGTTCCGGCGTAGTGGTTGCGGCAATGGCTGTGGTTTCCAATCAAACCCTTGCGGCGGCGCGTGGAATCCTGAATCAGGCGGCGGGTCATTCCATCGGTTACAACGTGGCCGCTGGTATTGCGTCCGGCATTCGTTCGGGTTCCGGCATGGCGGCAGCGGCGGCGCGGGCGCTTGCAAACAGCGTGATTTCCACGTTGCGGGCAAGCCTTCAGGTTCATTCCCCGTCCCGTGTAACATTCGGAATTGGTGAAAATACGGGCGTTGGATTCGTGAACGGCATTTTGGACAATCGAATGGACGCTGAAAAGGCCGTGGGGCGCGTTGTGAATACAGCAAACAAGGCGTGGAATACGGCAGCTTGGTCTGACATTGCCCTGTTTGCTGGCCTTGAAAATGATCAACTGTTATCTGATGCGAAGGATGCCGTCAAGATTTCTGACGCTGACATTCGCAAGATTCGTGATCTGGCCGAACGCGAAGTGATCAACCATTTCACCACGGCAAAGGTTGAAGTGGAAATGACCAACAATAATTCTATCAATTCCAATATGGATTTGGACAGCATTGCCGATTATCTGGGCGACAAGGTGACGGAACGCTTGGCGGCAGTTGCGGAAGGGGTGTATTCGTAATGTATGACGTTTATATTTCGGACATGCTTCTTCCTATCGCCCCCGAAAAAATCACCACCCAAATCAACGGGAAGAACGAAACGGCAATCCTGATCAGTGATGGGGAAATCAGTATTTTGAAATCGGCTGGCCTGACAACTGTCAGCTTCATTGCGCTGTTCCCCAATGTGCAATATCCGTTTGCCCAATATCCCAAAGGGTTCAAAAAGGCTGGGCATTATGTGAATAAACTGCAATCGCTGATGGACAAGAAAAAACCGTTTCAGTTCATCATCACCCGTCAAACCCCGGTGAACAAAAAGCTGTTCAACACGAACCTGACCGTTTCCCTTGAAAGTTTTCAGATTGTGGATGACGCGAAGAATGGTATGGACGTTGAAGTTCAAATCAATCTGAAACAGTTCAGGGAATACGGAACCAAAACGTTCAAGGTGGAAACCCCGTCCGACATGGCCCCGATTATCGTCAATCCCCAACGGATTGAATCAACATCTTCTGGGAACGGGAGCAGCGGCGGTTCAAGTGGTGGGTCAAAAACAAAGACGTACAAGGTTCAGATTCCCGGCATGTCTGTTTTGTCCATCAAGGCAACTTCCGTTCAGGGGGCAATTACCAAGGCTTGCGGTACGACTTGGACGGGTGACATAATCGTTGATGGAAAAACCTATTACGTTGTAAAAGGAAAAATCAGTCAACGGCCCGCGAATAAGTCAAAAACAACTGACGCTGTTAAAAAGGTTGTTCAAAAAGTGACAGAAACCACAAAAAAGGTTGTTTCCACGGTTTCAACCGTCATTTCCAAGGTGACGGATGCCTTGAAAAAGGTTGCCACAAAGAACAACACCCCAGCGAAAACCCCGACTGTGGTCAAGAAATCCGTAACCTTGAACCTGAAGAATAAGATGATTTCGATAAAATAGGGGGTGTTCTGATGGCTGAAACAGCACAAATCACCCTGAACCCAATCAACGGTGACGCGAAACTAAACCTTCAGATTGAGATTCAGAACGGCAAGAAAGGGTTCATCCCCGTGATTGCCGATACTGTCACGCTGACCACGGAAAGGAAGGACACCCCCGGCAAACTGGAATTTTCTGTGATCTGGGATAAGAATTTGGACATTGAAGAAGGAAACCCGGTCAAACTGACCGTGAAAAAGACGGTTCTGTTCTATGGATTCATCTTCACGTTCAGTCACACCAAATCCAGCGTTGTGAAAATAACGGCCTATGATC